GCCTCAGCTGCTTCTGTGGTAGCTCCTACTACTAGCAGTGGTCTGTTTGCTGGTTTTAACGGTATTGGGGGCTTTGCTAAATCCCTTCTTGGCAACTTAGCAATGAGCTTTATTTCGTCCTTATTTATGAAAAAGCCTAAGAACCAACAAGAAACTGATCAAAATACTCGAGAAGCTGGAATGTTTGGTAATCTAACTAATACCACGCAGTCTGGTACTCCTATCGCTCTTCACTATGGTTTGATGAGAGTAGGTGGTCAGTTTTTAAGTGGGTATATAGAATCAGAAGAACACGGTAAAAATGATGTTATTAGTGTAGGGGATAAGTTCTAATGGGTAAAAACTATTTAAAACATCATAATACTCTTGTACCTTTGATTGGAGGATCTAAAGGAGGCAAGGGCGGAGGTGGTGGTGCTCCTTCAGAAGACCCCAATTCTTTATTCTCAACTGACTTACTGTTTTTAACTACAGGCTTAGGTGAAGGGCCTGTATACCGTATTAATCCTAACGGTCCTGAAGATATAGAGATTCAGGATAGTACCATAGATGATTTACTTGATTTTGAAACTGGGTTAGAAGATACAGAAAAATTTAAAACATTATCTTCAACAGGTACAACTACTCAATCACCCTTACCAGTATTTGGGGAAAACATTATCACCCCACAACAATTTGTATCTCCTGTTACGTTGAAAAAAGGTAACTTAGCTGGTTTACCTGCTTCTGGTATTGTTGATCAGGAAACATCAGCACAAGCTTGGGATGCCCTAAAGTTTTTCTTCGTAATTAATACTCTGCAGAAAGTTGAAGGAAACGGTGATGTTAAAACTCATAGTGTAAGTTTTAAAATTACTATTAAAAAACGTGTTTTAACTGGTGATCCTTTTCAAGATAATATTTTAGAGTTTGAAAGAACTTTAACAGGCAAAACTAATACTCCTTTTAAATTCACTGTAAAACTTGAGATTCCTGAAGCAGACCGTGATGACGCTGGGTATAGATTTTCTATTGAAAAAACTAGTGATGATTCTGATTCATCCGCTGTGAATGAAAATTTACAGGCTGTAGGTTGGTTTGAGATTGAAGAAGCTCCACAAGCGTATCCTAGAACTGCTGTGATTGGATATGCTTTAAAAGCAGCTAATGAACATCAGGGAGGTATTCCTAATTTTACTTCTATGGTGAAAGGTTTGCTAGTAAAAGTACCCTCAAACTATAACCAACCCGTATTAGCATCTGGCGAGATTGACTGGCGACATGTTGAAGTTTCTGACAGTGATCGCGCAGCTCAAGGATATTATCTACAAGCTATTCAGTATGTTCCGCAAACAGCGTCAGGCACTGGTGCTCAAAGTGACTTATTTGGAGAAGGCATAGATGTTACTGTATCAGCAGGTACTAGTTACTACACCTCATTTAGTACAACTATTACTCAAGCAAATTCAGGTTATTCTGGTAACCAAGATGGCGGTAATTGGAATGTCATTAGAGAAAATGCAGGTAGCGGAACCGCTACTTGGACGGCTCATGTTGTTGACGATGGGGCATCAATTCAAGGATCAAGCAATGGTAAATCTGTAGATGTTTTTGTAAATGATGTACAAATAGTAGATTTAGGTAGTTCTGGTGGTTCCTGGGGGCCTATTGAATTAGAGCCAGGAGATAAAGTACAGTGGACTTGTTTTGGTGGTATTGGCGGTGGTGGCACTATTAACAGGTCTCAAAACTGGACTTGGAATAAAGACAGTGCTGATACTATTATTGCGTATATCTCTAATACAAACGGCGGTACATCAGGTTCTGGATCAACTCAATCAGCAACAATTACTAATAATAACACAAACAGCAAAGATTTATCACTTGTTACCCCTACCACAGGAGTAACAGAGGAGGTTATCCTTGCTAATGGTGCTTCAAGAACTTTAACTTCAGATCTCGCTTTTACTTCAGCTACTTGGACTATTAAAGCATATTTGATTCCGGCAGGTACTACTTCAGCTATAACTCAGACAGTTACTAATCCTCAAATATATGTAGGCACTTGGGATGGTACTTTTGTATATTCTTGGACTCAAAACCCTGTGTGGATTATTTATGATCTCTTAACTAATAAAACATATGGACTAGGTATTCCCGACGATTATATTGATAAATACAAGTTTTTTCAGGTAGCTATGTATTGCGACGGATGTGATGCTGTTACAGGTCAATTCTATGGTGTTGACGGTTTAGCAGATGGATCTTTTAGACACAAGCCGGTAGGAAGATTCACAGGTAATAGACAAACTTTAGTAGGTCTGCCCTCTGGTACAGCAATTAAAGAACGTAGATTTACTCTTAACGTTACTATAGCAGACGAAAACCCCGCAATGGATACTATAAATTCTTTAGCAGCCACGTTTAGAGGCGCTTTAGTATATTCTATGGGTAAACTCACACTGGCTGTAGACATGCCTGATGAATTTCCTGTGGCAGTTTTCAATGAAACAAATATTAAAGAGGGATCATTACAGATTTCTGGCAACAAAGAAAGCGAAATTATATCTGGTGTTGACGTAAGTTATATAGAGCCTACAAATCATTATAAGAGAGAGACAGTAAGAATTGATAGTGCTGAGGCTAATGATGGCGAAGAAAGAAGCACTATTACTAATATTTCTTCTCTTGATTTAAATGGTGTTACTCGTAGAAGTCAGGCACTAAGGTACGCACAGTACCAAATTGCCGCCTCAAAATACCTAAGAAGAAATGTACAATTCCAAACTAGTACAGATGCTCTTTCTCTAGCTCCTGGAGATGTTATATCAGTCGCTCAACAACAGTCTGGTATTGCTTATGGTTATAGCGGAAAAATTAGTGCCAACTCAGCAGTGGCCGTAGGCTCTAATTCAAATATCTTTTTAGAACATTTTACATCTCCTACTCTGACAAACTCATTTTTTACAGCAAACACGGGTCCGATTGCTTTGCGTATCATTAGCTTAGTAGATGACAAGGTAGATTTATTTATTCTTAGTAACACGGCTTTTAATCTTACTAAAACTGATAATGTCTCTACAGGATTTGATTCAGTAGAAATAAACGCTATCGAAAAATTTAATAAAACTGACAAAACATTTCAAGCTCTTTCTAGCTTTAATTCTCTTGATGCCCCTGTAAAAGGAGATCTCTGGTCTTTAGGTGAGATAGAGGACGTAAGGAATTATTATTCTAATAAAGCTGGTAAACTATTTAAAATAACAGATATGTCAAGAGATTCTGAAGATGAGACTGTTACTATATCTGCGGTTGAATATATTTCTAATGTATACACAGATTCTGATACTTTTATTGATTACACTCCTACTGCTTATACTGATATATTATCACCTCTTTCTGCACCTCCCGCACCTTATTTTGATTTTTCTGCTAGACCTACCAGAAGACTTGATGGTACTGTTAGAGTTGACGGCGTATTAACTTTTAGAAAAGAAGGACAAGGATATAATCAAGACATACAAACAGAATATTTTGTATCAAAACCTGATGGATCAACTTTAGTTACAAACACAGAATCAGGATCACTTTTTGTAACAGTAAGTAATTCTGATGTACTAGTTAATAATGTACAACCCGCAAGCCTAGAAGGCAAAAACGGCTATCAGACAAGTATAGGAGAAATCAAACTTCTTTGCAATGCTGTGACAACTGTTGATACAGCGGGTGGAACTTTAGACGGAAATATCCAACTTACTGTTGAAGGGTTGAACGTAGCACACGATGAAAACTTTTTTAAACATGTACTAGAAGTAAATGACGCAGGAGTATTTAGCAATCTTAAAGGAACAGACTTTGTTAGCATTCCTGTTAAAGAAAAAGCTGCCCCACAAGGATTACTTAATTTTGTAGGTCATGTTTCACAAATTACTGAGTTAAGCATGAATATTGCTGGTTTTGATAAAGTAAACAATACAATTAAGTTTGAAAATAAAAATACTAACGGTCTTACTCTTGATAACCTTATTCCGACTGCTCCGTTTTATGTTACCATCAACCAACTATTAGATGCTAGGTTTTTTAATAATAATAGCTTTTATGTAAGTGGCTCTGAATTTACATATGTTAGCAAAGGAGAGCTAGAAGCGCTCTCTACTACTATACCACTTGAAGTAAAACCAAGACGCGCAGAATTTGTTAGACTGTTTATTGATGGTATTGAAAAATCATCTGGTCAGTACACAGTAAATCTTAATACTGGACTAGCTAGAGATGCTAACATTGTCTACACAACTGGCGTAAATGAGACTACTTTTAGAGCAGAGGTAGATCATTATACAGTGCCGGTAATTGAACTTGGTGACAATGTGCAGGCAGCATTTAATAATACGTTTTCAGTTGTAAATACTTCATACGATCCTGCTAGTGCTACTTACAATGCTGCTCTGACTGCCAACTCAATTTACCGTGTTCAACTTTCTGAAACACCTACTTCAAACTTAACTGGTCTTACTTTTGTAAATATCAGTGCTGATCCTGTAGGCACTTTGAATAATGTTAATGGTAATACTGCTGTGCTTGATTTCAACACAACCATCTTTCCTGGCACTTTCAACTTAGGTAATAATAGAGTGTACAATCTTAGTGTAGGTGGAGACTTTGAAAAGCTTTTCTTAACAGATGATCTAGTAATCCCAGATCTTCAAGTCGGTACAACCACGATCAAAGCAAGGAATAAAAATGTTTTAGGTAGAAGAAGTCCTTTTGTTTCTAAGTCAGTGACTGTAGACAATATACCGATTCAAAAAGTTACAGGCTTAACTATTACAGAGTCTTTATATCGTGAGCAGAGTGGAGGGGTAGCAGTGCGTGCTACTGTGGTGTTTGATCATATTAGCGGGCAAGAAATAACAGACTATGAAATTTCTTACAGAATGGATAATATTGAAGACATTGGTACAGACGATGGTGGTGCGGATCTGACATCGTTCAACACCGTTAAGGTTCCTGCTACGGGTGTAGACGATGACGGAAAGATAAGATTTACAGTTAATGGTATTAACAGAGGTACAATTGCGGGTACTAACTTTATCACTTTTAGAGTTACTCCCTTAAACAAGTCTATCAGAGGTGTTACTGCAACTGTTTCAAAAGACATTATTGGTAAAACTGCTGCACCTAAAAATGTATTCAACTTTACAGGCGGTCAACAGACAGATCAAATAACATTGCTTTGGACTTATCCTCGCTCTACTTCGGGAGACTTGTTTGATCTTGATTTGAAAGAAGTAGTAATCAGAAGAGCACCAGGAACTGTATCAAATACTGTTGCTAACTTCATTGCTTCTGATCCTCTTGTAACAGTTTCAGCTGGTACTGCTCGTAAATCAATACCAATTGATACATTTGGTGAGTTTACTTATTTAGCTCGTTCAAGAGACACTAGCGGTAATTTTAGTGAAGACGTTCAGTCAATTACTTTAACGACTTCTCGCCCTGACAGATCTACAGTTGTTGCTGCCTTTAATGAAGACTCTCCTGGCACTGACTTTACTAATATTGAAAATGATAATGGGGATGAAAATAACTTCCCATCATTTGCAGATTCAAACACTGGTGGTATAGCGTTTTCAGAACCTGATAGTAGTTTTGATACAAGCCTAGTAGATAACGCTAACGGAACAGCAACAGGATTTTCTGCTATTGGCGGCTCGCCTAGTGATCTATTAGCAGTTGCTTCTGGAGAGTATATTACTCAGATAAGAGACTTTGGTGCTACAGTTACAGGAGCTGTGTTTGTAGACATTGAAGCGACTCAAGAAGTACAAACTACTTACAACGATACCTATGATGAAATCTTATCAGGCGTTACAGAAGCTTCTCCTAACGATAATGTCTTAGTTGACGTTGACTTTGGTGGTATAGGACACGTTCTAGGATTTAGTAACGCTGCGGTAGTAAATCCACGCTTTGATTCTAATAACCAAACATGGATGAGTGGAGGAGTAGCAGGCAATGTCTATGCTATATGGAACGAAGGGATCAATACTACTGATAGCACAAATGCTAACTCTTACGCACTGATTGCCGGTCTGATTAATGCTAACGCGATTGAACTTGGAGCAACTTTTTTTGCTAATGGAGAGCCTACAGATTCAAACGCTTTTGCTAATATTACCACGGTAAGCAACAGTTATAAGCTAGTTAACTTTACTCAGTATTCTGATACAGGGTCAGGTGAAACTTTTGAAGGAACTCTTGGTGCTGTTAGTTCACAGGTGTTGATCAGAACTACTACTGCTGATAACACAACACTTTATTATGCTAATGGAAATGTTAATACTGCTGCCTTTGTTGGATCCTCTACTAATGACGGATTTATCACTTATCAAGCAGGATCAAGAACTTTTCGGCAGTTCCAATTAAAATTTATCCTAAACAATTCAAAGCCTAATGAATTTGACTTTACAATTGATAAGTTTAGGTATAGTATAGAAAAAGATACAGTCACGTTTACAGAAACAGTAACATATGATGCTGCGCCAAAAACAATTAATTTTTCAACAGCTAATTTCTTAAACAGACCTGTAATATCGTACGCAGTTTTGACTCAAGAGGATGCTCTTGCTAATCCCGCTATTGTTGTAACAACATCAGCTAGTAACCAGCAAGCACAGTTCCAACTTGTAGCTGCTGATGGTACAGGCGCATATCAGGCTAATAGTACAGCAACTGTTATGGTGACGGCAGTAGGAGTATAAATGTCATTAGTAGATTCAAATACCTATATTGAACCAACCGCTGGAACCTCTCTTAATGCAGCTCGTTCTCAGTTTAACAATTCTATTAGGTCACTTCTAACTAATTTTAGATCTGATGGTACTCCAACAACCACTAATATTACAGCATCTGGCGCCGGTATTGGTGAACAGGATGGTATGCTTTTCCGTAAAGCAAATTCAAACGTAGCCGCACTTTATATATCAGATGGGGATCATAAAAAAGACGCGCCTGTTGGTGGTAATTTTACTCGTGTTGGTATAGGAAATAGAGTAGAAAATGGCATCGCATCCATGATGTCAAACGTTACTCACTATGAGATAGGTGAATTAACTGCCACAGTCTCAGCAGACGTAGGTCTTGCTTCTAATGCCCGTTTGTATCTTAATATAGCAAATAATAACACTGATGCTGATTTTGTAGACGTAGGCATACCTCCCACTAACGGATCTGTAGTTAATACTATGATCGCTATTAGTGGCGTGACAGGTGATCGTGTTAACTTTGCTTTTGATGAAGTTACTTCAGCACCTGGTAATAGACAAAACGCGCATCTAAAAGTAGGCACAACAGGTGCTGCTTCTAATAGCTCTATTTTGCTTGGTTCTCAGAATACCGTTTCAAACGTGTCTATCGTTAAATTGCACGGAGGTATAGCGGAAGATGCTGGTATATCTATATTTGATCAAAATAATAAATACGCCCCTGTATCTGCTAATATTATATCCCAAGCAACTATTCAAGGGGGAGACACTGATGTTGCTCCGTTGCTACCTGCCGGATCAGTAATCGCTTGGTCTGGTTCAACTGCTCCTAGTGGCTGGTTGCTATGTCAAGGTCAGCAAATAAGTAGAGACACATATGCAGCTTTGTTTGCTATAACATCAACTACTTACGGCGCTGGAGATGGATCTACTACTTTTGATATTCCTGATTTACGTGGTAGAACAATTTCTATGGTTGGGACGAATATTGCATTAGGCGATAGAACTACCGACCAATTTGCTGCTTTACATAAAACCACCACAGACTCGGGATCTGCTGTATTAGCAGTAGGAGACATTACAGTTTCAGTGGGTGCTAAAGATGCTGGTGGTGTTACGGTTGTTAACTCGGTAGGGTCTTCTGGTCATACTCATACGGTTCCTGTACCGTCAACTACACTTAACTATATTATTAAAACATAAGAGGAAAAAATGGAATACTTTAAATTCAACATTGATGAAATGAATCAAGAAATGGTTTTTTGTGAATATCGTGAGATCACTGACGGTAACAAAGGACCAATGCTTCGCAGAGCTTTTCCGCTTGAAAAAATTGCGGAAGCAGAACCAAAGATTAACGAATTAGTTGCTGGTGAAATCATTGGTATATACTATGAACGCAGAAATGAAACAGTATCTAAGGAGACTCAGTATTTAGATCGTCTTGAAACCATTGAAGATGATATCGTTGAATGGATAGAAGCTTTTGTAAAAAGAACCTGCATCGATGAGCAGTATGATGAGTTGTTAAAACCACCGTCTGTTGATCAACAAGTAGAAGACTTCATCAAAGAATTCTTTGAGACTGAAGAAGAAGAACCGCTTGAACAAAAAGACTTTTTAGCAGAGTTCTTCGCAGAATTAGAAGATGATGAAGAACAGAAAGCAGAATAATGACTGTTACGCGTGTTACAGCAGTTGTGATGGGATCAAATGCGATTTCTGAAGAGAAAATCGCTAATGCTTCTATTACAGAAAGACACCTTTCTAACACTTCTGTTGAACTACGCCATTTAGCTTCAAGTGCAAACTTTACAGCCTCAATCAACACTCTTACATCTGCTGATGGTACTTTGCAGGCAAATATTAATACGGTAAACGGTAACGTTATTACTACTGTGGGAGGATTATCAGAGGTAAGTTTTGGCTCTGCTAATGACATGTTAATAGTTAATTCTACAGCTAATGGAATTGCTACAACAAACGCAATTAATGTAAATACTACTAGTGGAGCAGTATCTTTTAATCAGGCATATACTTTCCCTACAGCTGACGGTTCAGCTGACCAACTTTTGAGCACAGATGGAGCAGGTCAACTAAGTTTTGTTAATCTTAGTAGTATTCAGGTTCCTAGTTTTTTGGTCTTTGGTCAGGAAGGTACTTTAACAAGTCAAACATCTAACTTTGAGGCAAAGACTACTAACGGTGCTCAAAACGGTCAAGGTTGGAGACTACCACTTGCTGGAACAGTGACACACATTTCTGCCCAGTTTATTTGTGATACACATAATGATAGAGACTTGATTGTAGAACTTTACAAGAATGGATCAGCAACAGGAAAAACATTAACTGTGGATTTGACAAATGGCGAAATTGGAGGGCATACTAGTATTACTAATGAAGATTTTTCAGCAGGAGATAGGCTTACTTTAAATTTTAAACATAGTGGCAGCGGGGCGACTACTAGAGATCATGCTTTTACTCTAAGAATCTTACTATCAAGCTAAGGAGTTAATATGGCGTTAACAAGAATTACATCAGGGGTTATTAGTGCAAACGCTGTTTCTGCTGAGAAACTTGCTAATGGGTCTATATCATCTAGAACTCTTGGAAATAACTCTATTGAACTTAGGCACTTAAGTTCCTCAGCTAATTTCACTGGTAGTATAGATACTGTACAAGCTAATTTAACAGCTAATAATATACAATTTACCGCTAATCTTAATACTACTTCTTCTAATATTGCATCTATATCTGCTAACGTTAATATAGTGTCTACTAATGTTGCAGGAGTAGCAGCAAATACTATTCAGAATAAAGCAAACGTAGACACTGCTTTAGCGAATGTTATTCAGCTTAACGCTAATATTGATGTCGTACAGAATAATGTGGCAGCGATTATAGATGGTAGCACGGCGTTTACTGGTGAAGTGACTATGAGTGATGACCTGATTGTTTCAGGTAATCTAATAGTAAACGGCGACACCACCACCGCAAATTCTGTAAATATGATTGTTCAAGATAGAATGATCATGTTGGCGAACTCTGCTACTGGGACTCCTGCCGCTGATGTAGGTTTTCTTTTCAACCGTGGCAATCAAGGTAACGCAGCTTTTTTCTATGATGAAACCGCTACTACTTTCAAAATAGCAGATACACAAGATCCAAGTTCAAATACCTCACTTTCTCCTGTAACTCTTTCTAATTTAGCTGTAGGTAAATTATCATTTGATGGTGCAGATCTAAGCACCGCTATTGCTGATAACAGATCTGGCGCCGTTTCAACAGTGTTTGCTACAGATTTAACAGCTTCAAGAGCTTTGTCTTCGGATGCCAGCGGTAAAATTGCTGTTGCTACTACAACCCTTGTTGAGTTAAATTATTTAAGTGGGGTAAGTGGAGGTATACAAGCACAATTAGATCTGTTAGATTCTCAAGCTAATGCACATGATACATTTACTAAACTAAATGCAAATATTAACACTGTGTCTGGTAACGTAGACGCAGGAGTAGGGTTGCTTAAAGAGGTAAATGTTGCTACTTCTACAGGATCTTCTAATGTGTTTTTTGCAAAAGTGCCTTCTGGCACTCAGCATCCTACAAATATAGCCAATGTAAATGTGTTTATTGACGGTATTAGACAAGAACCTGACGATCCTGGTACCTCTAATAATGACTTTGTATACGATACCTCAGATGCTTCTGTAACCATAACAGATCCGTCTCTTCCTTCAGGTTTGAAGGTCCTAATTGATGTTTTAGCCCCACGACCTAGCTAATGGATAAAATTAGACAACTTACTACAGAACTTACTTTTAGATGTAATGCTCGTTGTCCTGCGTGTCATAGACAAAAGCCTTTATCTATCAATCTAAATGATTCAAAATATACTATCACACTTGATCAGTTTAAGCAGCTATTTAATCCAGAGCTATTACAAAATTTAGAGTGGCTTGTCCTGAATGGTAATTTTGGCGACTCTATAATGAATAAGCAGTTTCGTGAAATTATTTCTTATGTAAAATCTAATGACGTTCGTCTTTTAATCCATACTAACGGAGGTATACATGGGCACGATTACTGGACTGATGTAGGCAATATTTTAACAAAAGACGATATAATAAATTTTGATTTAGACGGGTTACAGGATACGCATCATATATACAGAATTAATACTAAGTTTGAAGACGTATTTAATAATGCTAAATCTGTGATAGCAGCTACTCAAGCTCAAGTTCATTGGAAATACATTGTATTTGAGCATAATAAACACCAAGTGGAAGAAGCGAAACAACTTGCTGAACAGACAGGTTTTACTACCTTTTCTACTGTAAAAACATCAAGAGACGTATTTGCTCCAAAAACAGGTTCTTTTGTTCATTCAAAAAAGACAAAAGCATATCAACAGGCAAAAAGACAAATACACTGTGTTTGGGATGATTGGGGAAAATGGTACGTTGCTCCTGATGGTTTAGTATTTAGGTGTTGTTGGACGGGCGGTCATTATTATGATCAGGGCGAAACACGTTTTTACTATCCGCCCAAATTTGAACGTATGTTTAACGGATTTGAAGTTCCCATCCAAAAAATTATAAGTTATGATTATTGGAATAAGTTACAAAATTTTCTACAAGGTTATGAACGATCATTTTCTTTATGTAAGTCTCAGTGTGGAAAAATTGTTTCATCTATAGAAAAAACAGAACAAAACTTTAAAACTGGTGAGAGAACTATATTTGATTCTCGTAACCAATGGGGAAATTGATGGCACCAAAAACTATACGCAAAATTGGAAAATTTAAATTTTTAAGATTCCCTAACAAGGGTATCAGGCAAAACAAGAAGATATCTAAGCTTGCTACTTCTGGAAAATTAAGCTATTCTACCCTTGAAAGATTTATTAACAAAGAACGTTCGCTCGGATATCCAATAAGATATTC